TTTCCTATTGCTATATTTCTTGTACCTGTAGTATTTACTGCTAAAGCACTATGACCAACGGCTGTATTATTATTTGCTGTAGTGTTTGCTGATAAAGCATTATATCCAAGAGCAGTGTTGTAATTACCAGTAGTAGCATTTGTAAATGATACTGCACCATAAGCAACATTCTGTGTTCCAGTAGTTATAGCGTCACCAGAAAGATTACCCATTAATGTATTGTAACCGCCTGTTGTTATAGCTGCTCCAGCAGAATTACCTACTGCGGTGTTACCTGTACCTGTGGTGTTTGCTGTTAAAGCACTACCACCAATTGCTGTATTATTAGCTCCAGTAGTACAAGCTGTTAAAGCTACGCTTCCTACTGCAACATTAAAAGCAGAGCCAGAACCAACATTAAAAGTTTTTAGAGCTTCATAACCTACTGCTACGTTGTTTTCTGAATGAGTATTAGTTGATAAAGTATTATGTCCAAGCGCAGTATTACCATCACCTGTTACATTTGCATCACCTGATAACGCACCGATATAAACATTTCTGTTTCCTGTTGTAAGAGACAACGCAGCATCAGTACCTATAGCTATGTTGTAGGTATTTCCAGTATCTCCGTTTTGTGCAGTTAAGGCACGATAGCCTATTGCAATAGAGTCACTTCTAGTATCTTCTGCATCTAAAGCCTGATAGCCAATAGCAACATTATTATCACCCGTAGTTATTGCTGTACCCGCTTCATCGCCTACGCAGACATTATAATTACCACCGCTTGCAATGCTGTTACCTGCGTTGACACCCGCTATGAAGTTTGATGTTCCAGAGGTTGAGCTTTTAATTTCGGTAAAAGTAACTGCCCCCATATTAACGGCTGTACCTGATGCACCAAATATCGCATCTATAGTGTCAAGATCAGTATTAAGTTTTGTTCCCCAGGTATCGGTACTTGCCCCCACTTCTGGTTTGGTTAAACTTAAATTTGTAGTTGTTGTATCTGCCATAATTCTTTCCTATGTTATGCTGCTTCTGACCAAGACGTTGACGGATCGGATTGGTCTGTCCAAGTTGTTGTGGTTACTGTTTGATCCGTATAATTGGTTGTCGTTACAGTATCATCTGCCCATTTTAAGCTACCAATCGCGGAAACACTAGATGTTTGTGCGATAGTTGCCGTACCAGAATATATTATACCACCAAGTGCAGTAAAACCACTTATCTGCTCTATGGTCGCTGATCCTGATGCAATAATTTCTGGTGTAGCTGTCATGCCTGACGTTTGTGCTAGTGTTGCTACACCTAATTTAACCAGTGTACCTGATGCAGTCATCGCGCTTGTTTGTGCTATGGTAGCTTCACCATCCAAGACAATAACGGCTGTTGCGCTTAACCCAGAGGTTTGTGCAAGCGTGGCTGTACCAAGTTTGACTATTTCTGCGGTTGCGGTTAATCCTGATGTTTGTGCAATCGTAGCTTGACCACGATCTATTTGTCTGCCAGTAGCGGTAAAACCAGAAGTCTGCGCCATAGTTGCAGTACCGAGTTTTACCACTTCGGCTGTTGCCGTTACCGCAGAGGTTTGCGCTATGGTACTTGCGCCTAGTTTAACTAAACGCCCACTTGCGGTTACGCCTGATGTTTGTGCTGATGTTGCAGATACAGCAAACGTCATTGAGCCAGATGCCGAAACACCTGACGTTTGCGCTATAGTAGCTGCTGCAACCTCATACTGAGGAGTACCATACGCAGCTATGCCATAGTTATAAACACCGTAACCAACGGAGGCCATTAATTAAGCCAAAGTAACGTCTAAGTCACCAGCATCGAATCTAAATACATCGCCACTTGCTACTGCCTTAGATGCAGATAACGCAGCCCAAGCCATTAAGTTGCCACTTGATGATGCGTCAAAAATACCTACATGGGTTACTGTACCCCAAGAACCTGTTGCAGTAACAAATTCCACTGCTGCGCCATTGGTTGCTGTAGTAGGTGAAGTTCCTGAAACTGTCATTGCAGCCATACTTTTTCTTGCGTATGAACCACCTGAACATTCAGTACCGCCACCAGTATCAGAAGGTGCTGCCGTAAATAAACCAACGTATAAAGTTCCTGGTGCTGTGTAAGCACTACCACCAAATACATGGTCTAATACTTTATCTTCTAAATAATCTGTAAATCCAGCCATTATTGTTTAACTCCTAATTTCTCATAAAATATGTTGTGTTGCGTGGCTTGCCGTAAGTTCTGCGTCTTTGTATTAAAGAGCCTTGACCAAAAGCAGCCTTTTCTTGTTGCATACGCATTTCTTCTAATGCTAATTCAAATTGCGCAGTAAACATTTGTACTCTATCATCTTCCATTAGATAAATAGAGGCTTGCTTCATTGCTCCATACAAATAAACATCTGGATGGTTTAATGAAACAAAGTTACTGGTGTTCGAGTCGCTTAACGCGCTGATTTTACCGTAATAAGTTAATTGTAATGTATATGAAGTGTCAGGGGTAGGGGCAAGTTCTAACGTGCCATCTACAATTGCAAAATACTTTGGCTGTCCTGAACTATTATTATTAGCTCGTCTAAATATATCTAATGATTCTATGGATTGTTGAAATAAAGGCGTAAAATCACCTGATGTAATTTCTACATTGATTACTTCCAACCAATCTGTAGGTAAAGTTAAGTATTGACCATCAGCAGTTGCTGTGGCTCTTTTAATCATATCTTTATCTCTCAGCTTACGGTTTAATTCTGCTTCCGTAGTATCAATAAAAATATCAATCTGTGAGGTAAGATCACTTCTATTTAAATAATTGGCGATCTGTGTTTTTAGTTCATCATACGTCATACTCTACCTTGCCATATTCTAAATAATTTATTATCTGGGTCGTTGAGCCATTTCTTCCATTGCTTTCTATCGTTAGCCCAACCTTCGCGTATTGCTTGTTGATATATTACCATAGGTACTTCAGCAACGTGTTTTAATTCTTTGCCTTGAGTGCCATAAGATAAATTCTTTACATTATCCAGAACAGGCTGAACATTTTGCGTGGTGTGGTAGATATTCTTATCATCCTCAGTAGCAAACTCATTAATAAAGCCTGACTTTGAATCTATAACTGTTCTTTTTGCCATGTTAAAAACCTAAAAAAAGAGGGGCGATTACTCACCCCTCTTGCTACAACTTATGAAGTTGATAAGTCAGCAGCGATTCCGTGAGCCTTCTCATTTGATACTTCTAATCCAAATTCAACGACTAACATTTTCGTAATTGCATCACCAATAGTTGCGATATCAATTGTGTCAAAATCTCTTAAAAAACAAGTTTTCGCGTAGTTAGGATCAACAAATAAAGCTGATCTTGCACGACTGAAGTTTGAAGGAACTACTTTAAGTTCTCCAAAGTCACCCGCGTAGATAGCTACTGATGCTTCAACTGTATTTGCATCTACTGTTTGCGTAACAGAAGTTCTGCCACTAAAACCAGATACAACACCTTTAACGTGTGGGCCAACGACTAACATTGAAGGCTCACCACCATTTGCAAAGCAGAGTTGTTGTACTGCTTTCAAGATGGTTTCACTAAACGCACGCGCTGTACCGTCAGTTGGGGCAGCACCGTTACCAGCGCCCGCGCCATTAGTACCACGAGATACATTTGTTTCTGTCCACGTTTCAAATCCACCAGTTTGACGAACTGTAGCTGCTGCACCCGCATTTTTAGCGACTTTAGAGCATAAAGCCGTTTCCATATCGCGCTTTAAGGCCTTAGCCATAATAGCTAGTTGATGCGCCATTTCTGATTTTTTTCCCGCTGCATCAGAGGCATCTTGAGTGTTAGTGACAGTTGCATCACGGCTACTGATTTGACAGTAGTTGATTTCTCTAACCGTTGCAGTTGAAGCAGCACGAGAAAGTTCAAAACCTTCTAATTGTCCTGTTCCAGATGGACTTGGTAGAGCTTCTGTTTGCCAGTCAAACTGGACATTTCTTACATTAGTTTTGCCAATAGAACTCATAAATGGCGTACTCATTGGAGAAATGTTGTAGATAATATCAGACAACTGTTCTCGGTCAGAAGTAGCAGTATATGTGTCAAAGGCGTTTGTTACTTTAGCCATTTTTTATACCTTTTTAAATAAATTGTTCAAAGACTTTAGCCGCATCTTGCACTTTGCCAGATTTAGCTAGTTTCATTTGTGCTTTTTTCACCGCAGTCATTGTCTTTGGTTTATTAGAAGTACCAGGTCTTGCCACTCTTGAAGCCGCTTTTTGGGTTGGTTTCTTTTTGGAAGCTGCCACTTGTTTGCGGTATAGCATCCCATCGCGTAAACCAAGTAACACTCGATAATCTATCACCTGATTAATTTCTTGTGCAGTAAAGCCCAAGTCTTTAATAGCATAGTTTGTGATTGCAGCTTTTTCCTTTTGAGATTTTTCTGCATCAGACCAGTGTGGAATTTTTTCAGTAAGTTGTTGGTTGCCGTATTCGACAAACTTTTGAATTTGCTCTTGCTGCTTTTGCATTGCTTCATCTTGCAATCTTTGGTTTTCAGCTTTAGCTGCATCTAACTTCTTACGTTTATCTTCCCACACATCTTTTTCACGAACATAGCCAATAGGATCAGATTCATATAGTGCTGCCCAATCTGGTTCGTTTTCTAATTCACCATTTAGACTCGCCTCTAATTGAGGTAATAACTGAGCGTAAACAGCATCTTTTTTCGCTAACTCTGCTTGCTGTTCTTCAATGCTTTTGCGTTGTTGAGACAGTTCTTGAGTTTTGCGAGTATAGTCTTGCTGACGAGAATATCCGTTTTGGAGTTCAGCTAACGTGACCTCTTGTTCTACACCATCAACTTTGACGGTATAGGCTTGAGGTTGTAGTTCTTCCTCTACTTCTGTTTGTTCTTCTAAAGACTGTTCTATCTCTTCTCCTTCTTCAAAGTCATCTTCTACTTCAGCTTCCATTTCAGCTTCGGCTTCCACCTCTACCACTTCTTCCGCTTCCATTACTTCTTCGACTACTTCTTCTGGAGATGTTTCTGCCACTTGTGCTGTTTCTGGTGCTGCCTCATCGGGAGTCAGAAATCCTTCAAGTGAAGTAACTGTTTTATCAAATTGTGATTGTAAAGCAATCGGCTTCGCGATGTTGCTCATATTAAACTCCTTCAAGTTTTTTAAAATTTTACCTAGTTATATGTAATTGTGCAATTTTTTGACTTGTGCACTGGTTATCTTCCCACGTTCTACCAAAATGCGTAGATGCCTCTCTACCTCTGGTAAAATATTTATTGCAGTATGTAGAGTTTCACGCAAGGCTACACTATCTTCGCCTTTCGTGCTCATCCATAAAGCAACGTATTCTTGTTTTAAATTCTTAATAGATTTTTTTAATGTATCGCTGTTTAAAATTAATTCAGCTTCGTTTGAGTCTAATACTTCCTCTCTAGTTGCCATATTATCTCCTGTTTCTCCCACCACCTCTGGTGAGCATTGGCATTGCTTGCACACTATCTAGTGCTGCTTGTATGTTAGTAAAATCAAAAGGTGTATAACCTTTGACTGGTTGTGGTATAGGTGCTGGCGTTGCTGGTGGTGTTGCAAATTCATACCCTTCTGGGTCAAGATCAAACATTGCCATCTCACCATCTGTCATTGGTAATCCAGAGCCAAATACAGGTGGAGTAAATTGACCTAAACCTAAAGCGCGAACTTGAGCCGCAGCCATTTCTTCTTCGGGTGTAATTAACAAACCGCCTTCTGGTGGTGTTGCTAATCTGTAATTAAGCTCATCTATATAAGGAATACCAGTAGGTGATGGTAAGTCTCTAGGATCAGGCACTCTACCAGTCATTGCGGGTGGAGCGCGCGTAAACATTGGCTCTTCGGCTATTGGTTGCATGGGTGGGGGTGGTGCTACTGGTGGTGCTACTGCACTTGGCACTCCACCTTCCATTGTATAACCCATTGGAAATTCTTCTGAATAACCTACGCCTGGTGCAATCATACTAGGTACGTTTTCGCCACCCGCTACCGACATAGCGTATTCTAATCCTGATGTAAAAAGTGGGTCTACAATTCTTTGTGCCATGCTGTTTCCTTCTATCTTGAAATTAATCTATCTATTTTTGATTCTAAATTATCTAATCTTTTAAATAATCGTTCCATATCTTCTAGTAAGTCTATCTTAGTTACATAATTTGTTGGTAACTCTTCTCTAGTTTTGTTTAATAAAATATCAATTCTTTTTAATTCTGTAGCATTAGCTCTAATGCTGTAAATTAAAGGTGCATATATTAATGTTAAAACAACATTCCATAGAAAAAAAGGATTTATGTCCATGCTTTACCCTCGAATAGTAATGCTTCTGCATTTCTTCTCTTAGTTAATCCCTCTAAAACTTTACCGCCCGCTTTATTCCATCTTTGTATTTGCTCTGGAACGTCAGCGTACTGTTCTTTATTTAATACTTTTAACATCGTAGATGATTTTAAATTACTTGGGCCTAAATTATAAACCCATGATACCAGAGAATCGAATTGATTTTGAGTTAATGCAACAGTTACAGCATCATTGATATAACCTTCATATTCATGCAGTTCTTCATCAAGCCACGCTTCCGCTTGCGCTTGTGTGCAAGAGTCACCCATCTTGACATCTTTAATTCTGCCATAGGCAATTGTAGGTACACCTACTGCATCTTCGTAGGCTTCAAGTCTGCAACCTTCAAAATGTTTAATTAAATCAATACCTTCTTTAGATATATTCATTCTTCTTTGTTTCCAGTATTACTTGCACCAAAGTAAAAAGAAATAATAGCACTTGCAAGTCCTCCAAGGTATCCCAGGACTAAGTTAATCAATGCTTCACTGTTCTGCTCTGGAGGCTGGAGCGTGATTAGAAAGATATATCCCATAAAACCACCCACTACAGTTACGCCTATAACCCTAGATGTCCAATCTTTAGAAAACCTGTTTCTTGCATCTTGGATATCTTTAGTTTCTAGTGCGTATAAATCAACTTCTAACTCTTTCATTTTTATTTCAAAGTCAGTATCTAGTTTTTTTAGTTCAGCTAATTGTTCTGGAGTTGCAGCTTGTACTGCTTGCTCTATCTTTTTTGGAGTAGGCTCACAACCTAATGCTTCTGCGACAATGTTGGCTGCCATATTACCCATAGGCCCACCCAATGCTGTGCCGATAGATGGCGCTACTGCGCCAATAATATTTTTAATAAACTTAAATTTCATTTACCTTAACCTTTTTTCTTTTTTGGTCTACCAGGCTTTTTATATGTTCCTTTACCTCTAGGCATTTTTACTTCTCCTTTTCTTTTTCTTTTTAAATCCAGCTTTCATGTCAGCGTAGGTTTTATCAGAAATAGTTGATTTTTTCTTGGTTCTACTTGTGCCAGCTTTTCTTCTTTTATTAATATTTCTGTATAACGACATAGTATTTCCTTACCATTTTTTGCAAGACCAGTATCTTGCGCTTAATTTATCAGGGGGGTTAGTGTCACATTTATGTCTTGCTCTAAATGATTTACGTCTTTTTGGTTGGTCTTTTTTGATCGTCATACTGGGATCACCAAAACGAATTAATCTAACTGTTTCACCTTTTTTAGCTAATACTGCAAACTTCTTACTTTTGCCTGAAGTTCTTTTAGGTTTGTTATACCCACTAAATCTTTCACCTCGATAAGTTATTGCCATAATTAATGAATCCTATTTTCTTCTACATGTATCAATTCTGAGTTTTGATTTATCCTACCAATAAACATAAACATCATTTTATTTATTGCTTCTTGTTCTGAAGTTGCTGGTATATCGCTACCAATAAATACTTCATCACCCTCACCAATTTCTATCGTATAAATTTTAGTTGGTTTGTCCACCGTCAGTAAATAATCCTTGTGATTGTGTTTTAGCTATCTGGCGTAGCGTTTCTCGATCACGTTCCATAAGTGCATTAATTTCTGCTACGTTGACTTGTGCGCCATACTTGGCATTGAGTTCAGCCGCTTTCAAACGAATATTAGCTTCTGCTTTATCGCGGTCTCTATCGTCATCCATGATTATTTTCATTCTATCTGTTTCAGCATCAATCATAGCTTTTTGCGCTTGCACCTGTGCTTTCTGCATTTCAGCCTGTGCTAACATCTCTGCTGCATCTGGTTGTTGCTGTTCTGGTTGCGGAGGCATTGGTGGTACTTGCGTATTGATAAACGCTTGTGCATCTTTAAAGCCAGCCATTTCAATAATTTTGGTTAATGTGTTCGAGTATTGCTGTAAGCTAACTAATGGATTGTTTACACCCATAATCTGTAATATTTGCTCTTGCTTGCCCGCCATTTGTGCTAGTAATGCTGATTTTTCTTCATCACTAGACTTACTGATTGCTACATTAACAACCATATCTTTATCAGCATCCCAATAACGTGGATCAACGGTAACAAATTGGTTATTTAGACGGTACATAGCTTGTGCATCTTGGTGTTTTATAACCAAACCATTGACCAATTTAAAGAGTTGTTGCATCCCACCTTCAGCAAAATGACGGCAAATTAGCTCAATTCTGCCTTGCGCACCACTCATAGTCGCTGCTACTGCCGATTTAGTGCTAGATTGCAGTGCATCAGCATTTAAACCAGCACTTGCTTTAGAAACACCAGTGCGGTTTTCTTTAGATTCATCTAAATAACCTAATACTGGAAACGCTTCTTTACCGACAAATGGCACTGAGAATGGTTGTACCATGCCTGGTGCTCTCATTCTTATAGGTTGTCCAATATCTGTATTCAGTACGTCATCAATATTAACCTGTCCTTCTACTACTCCCATTCTTGGGAATATTGAGTGGCCTAATGAGTCTAGCGTATCACGCATAATTTGTGATTTAGCGGCTTGGATAGGTTTAACATAGTCTGCGGGGCAACTGCCAATTGCCGTATGTGGTTCAGGATCAGGGCAGAACATCGCAATCGGCAGATCATCCCATGCTTCGCAATTAACAATATTTGCACCATTACCTACAGTACATACTCTGACGCGTTCATCTATACCATCGTCATCTAAATCATAAAAACAGTAATGCTCAACGTATAACACTTCTTTACTGTGTTCACTGTCTGCACCACCAGGGTACATATTACTGCCAATAGGCTCTCTAGCTTCGCGCTCTGTATAGGTGTCGGCATCAAATGACGAACCTGAACCCGCATACTCTTCTATTTCGTCACGGTCATAACCCATAGCAACCAAGTCAGAAACGGTTTTTACCATGCGGTGTGCAACGTAAGGTGATTCTGCAAAACTTCTGGCATTTCTGGAGATTAATACCTCTTCTGGAGGCACTGCTTCGATACATACTTGATCTTTACGTTTGACTCTACGGATGGTGAGGTCATAACTAGCGGGTGATTCTTGGACAATCTCTTCACCTGTTTCTGGGTTTAACATGGTAATAGATTCCATCTTAATACTTTCATCTACCACTTCTACATCAGGGTCAAGGATTAGTGCTTGGTAGGAAGCGGGGTCAAGGTCTGTGTATTCGTGGGTGGTAGCCGTCATGGTTTCATCCCAGAAGGCTTTTACAAAACCTGACTTTCTGACTAACGCATCTTTAAAGGCATCATAAAATACTTTAAAACCAGAGTTCTTTTGTTGCACTATGTAGTTGATATAATCTGTTTGTTGTTCGGCAACCGCAATATCTTCTGGGCCATTAGGTACAAACTCGACTACTTTTTTAGTGCCAAAGAAAGTGCGCATAATAGAGGGCAACATGAATAAAACACTGTCGCGCACATCAGTAGAGACAAAGTTAGATTGTAAATCACTGACGTTTTCTGGTTCATTACCTAAATAATAATCAGTGCTTTCAGCACGATCTTTACCAATCTGGTTGATATAATCTTCAGCGTCATCCATTTCAGAACGAATAATGCCTTGTAACTTAGTGTAGTCTATTTTGTTTGACTTACTGTGCTTCTTATCTTTTTTATCGTATTTCATAAATTATCCAACTCTCAAAATTCTTGACTTTAATGGTTTCTTGAAATTATACCCCATAAATGTTTGACTGCCACTAAATGAAGCTGCGGCACTTGCCATAGTCAGTGCGAGTGCATCAGCTCTATCGGGTGATTTAATTCCTCTTTTTTTCATTTCTTCTTTTGATTCTAATTTTATCTTGCCTGTCGAGGTATATTTGTATATTGGTGCAACTAATTCTGCTACCAATTCATCATCATACGGTAAGCGACAATCTCGTTGTGCTAACCAATCTTTTATTGCAAACCAGAGTTCGGCTCGCAAGTTTAAAAAATTCTTTTTCGTGGCGGGTGCTTCTGCAACATTCACTCCGCGCACTGGCAAGTTCTGCTCTGCCAACCGATCTACGACTCCGCTACCTAGCCCAATTACATCCACTAACACTTCTTGCGGTTTACTCATTACGGTCTCGTTATCATACTTGTTTTTTATCGCCCCGCAAAGTTGCATTAAATCCATAGAATTAAATGTTTTCATTTCTAAGACAGTATTACCTTGACGCACACATAACGCTGAGTTATCACCCCCAAAGCGCGCTACATCCACACCCCACACAATAGGCGCGGAAGCACTGATTGCGACATCTCGATCTACGGCTGCGCGTACTAATTCCATTGGTATTACCGTATCGTCATCGGCACTAGGAAACTCACCTAGCACTTCCACCCGCGCTACGGTTGAGTTTTCGCCATACTGCTCTAACATGGTTTGAAAGAGCTTTTGATCTGTACCTTCTACAGTACGCGAGTCTATTTGTTCGTTATTCCAATATTTACGCTTGGAATAAAAACTATCGTAGAATGGGCCTGTGTTTCTGCGTGGGTTAGAAAAAGTAAACCAGTATCTATCTGAGGTGGGTTCAGAGAAGAAACCTTCCGATACTGAGTAGATGGGTGCAGGAATACCTGATGCCTCATCCATAATTAAGCACACACCGTAGGTGGAGTGGATGCCAGCAAAGGCATCTGGGTTTTCTTCTGACCACAGTTGGGCTTGGGCGTAGTAGTAGCCAGTGTCGATTTGTAGGTCGCGTATGAGTGCTTCTTCAAACCACTTTTCTGGTTTTAGTGAGGTAGCGGTTTTGTGAAACCAGTGTGAGTTAATGGATAGCGTGAGCCATTTGCCGAGTTCAGCCCAGGTGCGTGAGCGTAGCTGTTGCTCGGTGTTGGCGGTGACTATGATAGTAGAGCCGAGGCGGGTTGAGAGCATCCATAGAATTAACCATGCAACTAAGGCAGACTTGCCGATACCACGACCTGAAGCAACTGCCAGTCTAAACATCTCTGGCATAGTCATATTCTGGTTGCGTTGAATGTGAATCTCAATATCTCGCAAAATTTTTTCTTGCCACTCTCTTGGGCCTGTAAAATCTTCGAGGGGGGTGTTCTCTTGCCCCCACGGGAAGGCAAATTTAACAAAGTTTAGTGGACTGTCTTTGATGTTGAGCGACCATAGCTCAGTCATCAGTTGTTTTTCTTGTTCTGCTCCGTATTTCATGGGATTAAAGGATGCACCCGCCAACGGGAGAGAGGAGAGAAAGACGAGTGCATCCCGCAAAAGTAATAAAATTTTTGTGCAACAGTTCTATGTACAATACCCCGCGCTTGCAAATCAATGGGGGGGTGTGGATAAATCTGTGGATAACTTTGTATAGATTGTGCATATTTTACAAGCCTGTGTGTAACCTGTTAGCAACCCACCTCACCCCACGCGCTAGCTGGCGCGCGCCTGTGGATAACATGTGCCAGTAATTAATCATCATTGTTAATTATGAGTGCATCATTAGGCGCTATTGCGGGCGTGCTTGCGTGCGCCAGGGCTTGCTTGCGCGTGCCGATGATGTCGGCTAGGTTAACGCTGTAGTTGGTAGTCTGCTCTAGTCTATCCTTCCACGCTCCGAGCTCCTCGCTTGCGCCTCGATTTTTGAGAAAGAATATTTGTGCTGCGGTTGAAGGCTTTTCGCCAGTGCGACCAGTTGCGGAGTCATAGAGCGCATTGCTTACTTTTTCAATTGCTCTTATCTTTCCTTCCTTTATAGCTGTATCAAATGTTGCAGAATCACGTTTACGTCTTAATATAGTAGCCCTTGAACACCCCAAGGATGTTGCGATTGCTTTATCCGATAATCCAAGACCCGCAAGATGTTTTATTTTCTCTAAAGTTTCTTTATCGCTCAAATCAATGCGCTTTCTACCTAATTTAGCGCGTTTTTTGGTGGTTTTTATTCCCATTGCAACCCCTCGTTAAGTCCCTCATATGCCTGATTATAAGCGATTTCGTGACATTTAACTATAGAAACATCATATATATGCTTGCATTTACAGAGGCACTCATGCATTATAATGCACAACACTAACCAAAAGAGAGGATAAGAAGATGGACTATAAGAAAGAAGAAATAAAAGAGCATTTTAATGACCACATTATTAATTATGATAAAGAATGGATTGAATCTAACTCGGACGATTTACACCATGAAATCTTTAACACTGATTATTACATTATTGGTACATACCAAGCTAAAAAATGGTTAGGTGATATGGCTTTTGAAGTCATTAATCATATTAAAGATTATGAGCAATCAAATTTTGGTGAAGTATACACAGATTTAAGCGACCCAGAGAGAGTGGTTAACATGTATACCTATATTATCGGTGAAGAAATTGTAGCCGATTACCTCAATAACAGTTGATCTTATCAAGCGCATCTTCTTAGGTGCGTTTTATTAAGATTAATTTTAACCAACAGAGAGGAAAGGAAAATGGGAACAAGAGCAAAAAACGATAAACTAGACTTAATCGCTAGTATTTTTGAGGGTAACAATTGTGCTTCTTTTAATATGTGTTGTGAAGATTTAGAATTTAAAAAACTTCTAATTGAAAATGCAACGCGACCAACTGGCGAGATTGTTTCAATCTTGAGTAACTACGCTAACGAAAATCTCATATAGATTAGTCTTATAGATTGCCGTCTAACAGGCGGTAATCCATTAAGATTAATTTTAACCAAGAGAGAGGGTAAGAAGATGGAAGCAGTAAAACTACAACAAGAAACATTAGAACAAATGCATGATCGATTTAATAAAGATATAGAAATCGAGTTTAAACAAGCCAAAGAGAAAATCACTTTCTCATTACGCGGTGATAATAAATATTATTATGCCTTTCAATGCGCATTATTTGAAAAGAATATTATTGAGCATGGTTATGACTCTCATGCCAATAAGAAAAGCGTAAAACAAGAAGGATTATTATTTAATAAACATTCTATTACTTTAGGTCATTATTATGGGCATGATTTAAAGAGATTCAATTCCAAGGAAGAAATGTTCGGCTTTGTTATTGGTTATAACGAGGCAATCTCAAACATCAATAGTTGAGCATATCAAGCGCACCATTCACCTGGTGTGCTTTATTATGTTTAATAACGGGAGTAAGTGAGATGAAGGAGATGAAATTTCAAGTAATCTGGAACGAGGAATCATACGGAAATCAATTAAGTAAAACTGTTTTATTAGAAGATTTTATTAAGAATAAAAATGATTGGAATTTACAGGAGCATAGTTTTAGCGATTTAATAGCCCTTAACATTGGCGAAACTGCGGTTGAATGTAGCCCTTTTGGGTGGGATATAATAATCGTTAAAATTAGCCATGATTAACCAAGATACACAAATACTAAACCAATGGCGCGAGTTCAACAAAGTAGCAAAGAAACAGAACATATCGCCAGAACTAAAACGCGTTATTGAGCGTGCAGATAACATTAGAATCAGTTTTATTAACAAAGAGAGAGAAAACAATGAGAAGTTATAACAGCTTAACAATAGAGCAGCTTGAAGATCACTTATACCATTTAAGGAATGAGTTATATAACGAGTATAGATTTATGAAGGATTCTACCATTTCAAAAAAATGGTACTCAATAAACCGCGTTAGGGATATTTTAAACCAACGTAAAAAGAGAGGCGAATGATGGAAAAGCTAATGAACGATATAGAAAAAATAGATTATGTTTTAGATACAATTATAAAAACTTTAAAGGCTATGGAGGATGACAATCAATCTTTATTTATGATTCCAGTAGGTAACTTACCTCAATGGGAATTAGAGAACTCTTTAGAGTTACTTAAAGATTTAAGTGAACGCGCAACGGAGGTTTCCAATGACTGATCTATTCGATGAATGTCCTGAATGTGGCAGTGAAGATATTCAATTTCAAATTCCAGAATATGATGTGGGCTTAAATTTCCATGGATATTTTTGTGAGCACTGCGACTGGGATCATGATTTTGACATATATGATTATGATGATATATGATGCACTTATGAGACACTCAATAATACAGAAGATTAATCAAGTGATTAGCAATGAATTATTAAGTGAACTAGAGAAGGATTCGCTTATTAGTAAACTCAACCTAATAGCTAAAGAGGATACAATTATGAGTACCAATGAAAAAATATTAACAATCATTAACACGTTTCGAGACTTAAACGGCAAGGATAAAAACTTGCTGATCTCAGTATTACAAAACAGCGTAAACAAAAACCGCATTGAAGCTGAAGAGGAATTACTCAGACAGCAACAAATGCAACAACAAGCTGAACTATAAACAAATTAAAAAGGGAAAGAGATGTCAACATATAAATATACAAAACGTTATGAACAAGTACAACAGCAACGCGGATTAACCAGACAACGCGCCTGGATACCAAATACTGCAATTGCGAAACAGGCCTTACTTAAATACGCTACCGCGTTACGCGAGGATTTTTTAGATAACCAAGAGCGTGACAATGCATAAGTTAAAAAACAGGTGGCGCGATAATCGTTCCAACTTTCAAATATTCTTAGAGAGAATGTACCGCAGATATCTGGATGAAAAAAAGCAATATCATGAAAAAGATATATTAAGCGAATACGAATACCACAAAAAGTATAACAACTGGTTAAGGATAAAATACAAGCACCACACCTAACCACCCACCTTCCCCCCGCCCTCACACGCACCACAAGCCTCTGTGAGGGCATTTCTCTACCACCCCCTAGCTACCCCCTTCCGCAAGCATATAACTCAGCCCTACTAGCAGGAAATGCTTCTTAAAATACTTCCGCGCTTCCAACCGCTTATGCGCCTTCCGCACTTCCCCCTCTTCCACAATCCAAATCAACCCCGCATCCACTAACCGCTGAATACTTTTACCCACTGTCGTGCGATTCATACCACACATCTTACTAAGATACCCCACCGCATCCGTACTGCTCATACTTTGCACGCGGAAACGCTCGCACAAGCAATACAGCACCACCTTATCGGAAGCGTTTAAATCTTTTCGATCCAGATTCAAGCGATAGATTCGCCATACCGCTTGCTTCACTTTTGAATACGAATACTGCGAAACTGCATACCGCACACACCCGCTTGCTTGCTCCTCGCTCGGCACTCCGCCACCACTCTCAATCCACCAATACTGGTTCATCCTCTCTCCTAAAACCTAAACTCATGCTAATACTCAAACTACAACTAAAGCTAATACTCAAACTTAAATTAAGAGAGTGCGCCACAGGCGCATCTCTCTATTAGTATAGTATAGTCTGTATGACCGATTCCTCATCAACAGTTGATGAAAACTTCATCAGGGGTTGATGAAAACTTCATCAACATTACTGCTTCTTTTTGCTCTTTTTATGGAATATTTTATCCCAATTATCGCGGTATTTTTTCTTATCTAATATCTTTCTAGGGCGACTGCCTTTACTCATGATTTAATTCCTTTGGCAAATAAACTTCGACATATGCGTTGCAAGCGGGGCAAGATAGATTCGTTACCATGCAATATTCATCTGGATCAGCGATGGGATTGTCTGCGCTAATTTCGTGATCTGCACCCCAGATTAAATCCGTTTGGCAATGCCAACATTTCATGTTGTTGTCCTTAGATGTAGTTACCATTTTATTATAACTCTAAAACTTGTTGTGCTGTTCTTGTCTTTTGTAAATTTATATATTCTGCATTTAACTCGCAACCAATCCATTTTCTGCCCAATTCCTGTGCTACCATTCCTGTTGTTCCGCTACCCATAAATGGATCAAGTACCACACCATCTTTAGGGCAACCCGCCAATATACATGGCTCGATTAAATCAGGTGGAAATACAGCAAAGTGTGCGCCTTTAAATGGTTTAGTGGTTATAGTCCAGACAGAGCGTTTGTTTTTCTTAGTAGAACCCCAGACTCTTTCTCCCTCACTAAACCTTTTACCTTTAGCGTAATCAGCTTGATACCCCTCTCCCATTTTATCTCTTTTTACTGGATCAGTTTCAGCATCTTCCTTAATCGCTTCATTATCAAAATAATATTTAGGGTTTTTACTTAGCAAAAAAATATATTCATGTGACTTAGTGCATCTATCTTGCACACTCTCTGGCATTGGATTAGGTTTATGCCAGATAATATCTTGTCTTAAATACCAACCATCAGCTTGTAAAGCAAAGGCTACTCGCCAAGGTATGCCAACTAAATCTTTTTCTTTTAATCCTTCGATCTTATTGGCTCGTCCTGCCACTTCTTGAGGTAAATCTTGATTCGTGTTACTGACAGTTTGTTTTATCAATGATTGCCCTTTGCCTGGTCTGTAATTGTAATAACTGTCACCCAAGTTAAGCCAAACTGTACCATCATCACACAACACACGTCTTACCTCTCTAAATACCTTAACTAAGTTTTCAACAAATTCTTCTGGAGTTTCCTCTAAACCTAATTGACTGTCTTTCCTAACTGCACCGCATTTTGGACATTCGTTTTTATAAATAGCATCACCAACAACATTGCCTTGCTCAAACATAGCTTTATGACCAGTTGATGTGTCTTTACTTATTTTTGTAGTTCTCATGTGAGGGCAATTCGGATCGCCACCAATCCATTCACCAGTTCCATAATCACGCAAACCCCAATAAGGCGGTGAAGTAATACAAGTGTTAATACATTTTTCTGGCAATTCTTTTAATGTTTCTCGGCAATCGCCATACAATGTTCTATTAGTTTCTAATCCCATTTTATCTCCTTACTCTCTTTTAATATATCTAATACTGGACTATTTTTTTTGCGAATTAAAGTCATTATTGAATTGTCAATATTACCGCTATTACTTTTCACCATGCCCGCCCGCACCACCGCTGTTGGATCAGGTTCAATACCTTGCGCCAAACATACTCGATTGGCTTCTTTCTCATCAGTCAACCACATGGCAAATGCGAACCGCATCCCATCGACTATACTTGAAGCGCCTCTAATACTTTGTCTAGCATCCATCGCACTCTCCGCACCTGTTAAGGCTGATTTATTCATGTGATGAATACTTAAAACAGTGCATCCTAATTGTGCCGCGATACTCGCACAAAAAGTACACCACAGTTGCGCTGACTCATTGCTATTACTAATAGGTGAGCTTGCCGCAACGAATGATTGAATTGGATCAAATACTAAAAGTTTTAAATCTGGAATGGTTTTTAACTCTTCGACAATCTCGGTTGCAATACTGGTGATATTATCCTCAGATAATAAGATCATTGGTTTACCCATGTCTGCAATCGTCACACAATACACATCGTATGGTGCATCGAATCGTTTACCCTCTGGATCAAGCGCGTGAATTCTGCGATGTATTTCAGTGCGTGAATCTTCACTGGCAAAAATAACTGAGTTGCCAGATTGTAAAATGTTTTTACCTAAAAACTTACCTGAACCATTGGCAATGTTCATAGCTAACTGTAACGCTAGAAACGATTTACCAATACCACCCACAGCCGCAAGCACACCAGGGGTAGCTAAAGGGATCAAACGATCAACCAAAAATTGTACTGGCGGTGGCTCACCAACTAATGATCGTATCTCATATCGCTTGATCCCAATACCACCACCTTCAATCTCTAGCTTAACCGCTTCAATCCCACGCTCAAGATGTAAATCATTAAAATCACCTTGCACTGATGGCAATCTAATAATGGTATTGTGTAAACTGTTACTGCACTCAGCGGCCTTCTTTTGCCCCACCCCATTGGCATCATTGTCAAATGCCAAAATCAATCTCGCCTTACTTATTTTTCTTAATCTGGTTAAAGCCTCTAAACCAAAGCTCGCACTGAACACCACTAGCACCGCTTGCTTAGTTGCCATGTGTAAACTGACTCCAGTTGCCACCCCCTCGCACACTAGCACACTCTCAAGCTCACCTAATGCACCCAAATTGAAGCCTATCGGGAATACGTTTCCCTTGATCTCAGATGACGATACAAAACGCTTCCGCCCCTTCTTATCTATATATTGCAAAGAACGTAACTCACCATCCGTAGAATAGATAGGCACTACTAACGTGCCTTTATGCTCACGAAACCCATATTCATTCTTGATACCCTTGGCATCCAGATAAGGATGTGCGGTTAATTCTTGGTAAGTTCCAAAGCGCGTTTGACATAGCTCTGCGACTTCATTCTGCCGTATCTTTCTTTCTGCCTCGGCTTGCTCCTTAGCCGCGCTCATATCTGCTTTTATTTGATTGCGTTGCGTGATACTGAGTTCATTGGGATCAATGTTACTCCATTGCTTTTGTAAGCCAGTACGCCAATTACCATAAACTGCGTTTTGATATTCGCCATTCGTGAAAAATGTATACCACCCAGATTTTTCGCCATGTTTATCGGGTCGATGATTATCCCCGCTAGTCACTTTCACCCGCACAAGCTCACCGCTAGTGTCAAGGTAATTTACTACCAAGCCATCGCGTGACATCTCATGGATTAAATCGTTTGTGGATTTGTTTGCGCCACGGAAAATATAATTTTCATCAATGACAATCCCATCTTTTACATATTTAGTTAAATCAACCATCATCCTTTACGAGAAGTCCATGCTGTGCTTGAGCAGTGCAATACTTTAAATACTCTTGAATTGCTTGCTGAAACAAACGTACCCGATCATCTTTTTGCCACTCATGTAAGACATACGACTTATTGCGCTTGGCTGCTTTTAAATAGACTTCTTTAGTTGCGGTTACAGCTTTCTCTACGGCTGTATGATTGATGATTGGATGTTGCAAAGTTATTTCTCTCACTCCCTGTTTAAACGCATCGTGCGTTTGTAATTCTAGTTTTATTTTTTCTAAGTGGTCAGCACTACATGCACCATACCATCTCGAACCGTGGTGGAACAACAGACCCTTCACTGGCTGTAGGCAATACGAACACAGCGAGGGCCTATCATTTAAGAACGGCAAACTAGAATGGGATATCGTCATCCAGTTCTTCTAATTCTGGTTCATCCTTACTGGCTTTCTTGGTAAAGTTATTTTGTGCTTTTATTTTTTCTTTCTGCGTTGGCTTGGCTTTTTCAACAGGTTGAAATGTGTTGCCAAAGTCATCCTTTACCTCAAGATAACCACGTTCACCCACTACCAACTCCGCACTCACGCTCTTGCCAAGCAACTGCTTTTCAGGATCAGTTAATGCACCAACTATCCCCGCTGCATTACCAATTTTACGCAGAGTTTCTATGCCAATGCTCACCGCTTTATCACTGGTATCATGTGCCATAGTGCAAGCATACCCAATATTCATGGTAGTGCCTTCGACTTCAAAAGTGAGCTTGACTGCTTCCCACCCATTTGACCCTGTGATAATTTCATCGGAAACAAAAGCCATGTTGTGTCTGCCTGGCTCTATCTTCCTACTCCCACTTTCTATTTCGGCATCAAAATCATGCCCATACTTACTCAAATCGGTCATTTTATTCTCCTTTATTTCCCGATAATTGCTGATCTAATTTCTTGCCAATCAAATGGCATTTCTGCTGGTAGTGCATACCTGTTTTTCGCTAGAAAAGCGGGCTTGGCTTCGGTGTATAACATTCTTTCACCCTGAATTGCTTTGGATGTAGTTTGTCCACCTTTGCCTTTAACCTTGACACTGCCAAATTTATAGTTGGCAAAGAAGCAACAATCGCTGTGCTCAAGAATTAAATCACTGGCTTTTCTATGTAGTTTTAATTCATAGCGATCATAGGCTTCAATCTCTGGTGACTCAAAACGTTTAATTTGACTATGTGCAATTTGAATAATCGTCATCTTTTTTTCATCTCGTAGTAGATTTAAGATATCAATATATTCGCGCCATAACTTTAAGGCTTCTACATAACCACGCCCATAACCAAATTCTTCTATTGATTTTTTGCCATGTATAGTACAAACCTTTTCCCATAAAAGCGGTTCGGCCCAATCAAGACTATCAATACACACCGTAGAAAATTCGTGATCTTCATTTAACAGTGAATTTAGATTACTAATGAACTCATCATAATCTTTAGCTACTGGAAAATGATCGCACTGCACTTTACCCATTCCATCCTCAGTTAGAACAAATATGGGTTTATTCATGCTTGCCGCGAATGATGTTTTACCAATACCCGCACCCCCATATAGCACCAACTTCGGTGGCTTTAATTTAGTCTTACTTCTTATTGCTGATAGACTCAATTTTACTCTCCTCTTTAGTTATAAAACCTTTAAGCTGATGTGCATAGGCTGCTGATAAAATACTGAGCTTCTCTACCTCAAACTGCGCATTAGCCTCAAACTCTCTCTTATTGTTATTAACCATAACTAGCTTGTTATAAACTAGCTTCCCTTCTTCACTGAGATCGCTCACATTATGCTCAACCCCATCTTCAAAGCTAAACGTAGCTTTTTCTTCTTCACTCATTATTATTACCTCTATTGATTGTATGAATTACAAATGTCTTTTGCTCGGCAAAAACGACATTGATCTCTCCCAGCATTGAAAACTGGTTCTTCTTCCAAGCAAGCCTCAATAGCTGGCTTTAGAATATTGAAACCCCATTCCACTAAATTTTCTGCTGAGATATCCCAACTTCTAATTTTGCCATCTCTGTGAAATGAAGTAGGTTGCACGATGGTTAGCTCTACTGTGGTATTTTCATTACCATACCGACTCAATGCACCAAGCGCATAAATCATCAACTGTTCATTATGCTCAACGTCTACTGGAAACTTACCTGATTTTAAATCAATGACGGCAATGCGATTAGCTTCTTTACCCAAGATTAAGGCATCTACTGTACCCCAACACTCTTGGCTGATCTCATCTATGCGTGTTCTTTCTTCTATTAATAATTTACCGCTTAAATCTTCTTTTCTGGTTTTGACGTAATGCACATACTGTTCAGCACAATCCACCATATCCTCCGTGACTTCGACTACAAAACCATCTATCTCTTCTTTTCTACCTAGCCAGTAATCAGAGAGCGATACATTCTCTAATCTATCTTTCAATAGCATTTCCACCATGTGATGCACTAATGTTCCTTTTGCGGCTGGCATAGTGGTATCCATTACAAAAGGTATACTCTCGGCTAGTTGTATTGAACCAGGGCAAGCCATCCAACGCTTTGCTGCTGATGGTGAAAATCTACTGTGGGCCATGAATTTGATCCTTTGTAATTTTAGCCCAAAGTTCAGGCGATATAGTGATAGTGCAATTAAAATCTTGATCTGGAAAATGCCAATCAGCATGCGGTATAACCACATGCCAGTCAGCGCGATCTGCTCGATACCAAAGACAAGGTATTAAATCTACCTTGATTGCTTGCTCGCACGTTTGCTTCCACCACTGCTTGATGTCACCTTGTGTTAAAGACTTGCGCCTTTTCACCTCAATGGCATACGGTTCACCACCTAACAAATCATGCCCGCCACCATACGTCTGACTATAGTTGACCTCTAACTGAATATCAGTCAAGGACTTAATAACTTCGATGGCTTCGCGCTCACCTCTTCTACCCTTGTTTCTGGCGTTCATTTGGTTTTATTAGCGTTGGATGAACTGCTTTCAAGTTCTTCTATTTCATTAACCTTGTATAGCACCGCAGCACCTATTTTATAAAAGTTTGGGCCAATGCCTTGCACTCGCCAATTCTCTAAAGTTCTCGGTGACTTCTTCCACCTAGCGGCTAATTCCACTGTGGTCATAAAGTTAGAATAATCTTTTTCTTCTCTCATGATCCCTTCCCATTTATACACGACTGTTGTATTATACTCACATTAAACACATAAATGGAAGAGAGAATGAAAAAAAAATTAGCTACTGATGTGCAGATGGCGGGTCAACATTATCAATCTCAAGCAATTCAACCGATACAATATATAACTGCAAACAATCTCTCGTTCTGTTTGGGTAATGTGGTCAAGTATGTTACCAGAAATAAAACTAACAAAGTAGAAGATTTATTAAAAGCTAAACACTATATTGACTTAGAATTAGAATTAATCCATAAGTGCGATTCTGATGGTAAGCCTATTTAACTTCCTTGTTTGATATTGATAGTAGAACTACTGCCTCCGTTAGTAGAGACTGCATTTACTTTACCGCCTTGCTCGATTCTTATGTTGTATGAACCATCTTTTGATACTTGCATTTGTAAATTATTTTCGACCTGTCTAATAAATTTAACCTGGCTATCATCAACAAAAGTATTTATCTGGGTATCACTGTCATAACCAATGTCAGTACCTTTGATGCCATCAGATGATAAGGCTTGATTTGCTTTACTTAATTCATCGACTTCTTGAATTACATCTAACAAATCTTCCAGAAAATTAGCTGCAAGATAATCTATATCAAGTTCGGTATACTCTAAATCATCTTCAGCCAGATCATCAGTATCAAGCTCATCAAATTCTAAGAAGTCAACATCAAGAATATTATCTGCTACTGCATTGGCTTCATTAGCTTCTAGTTCTTTAGTTTGAGGTGGATTAACAATTAACATGTTGTCAATCATATCCAAGGTCAAATCTAATATAACAGCGGGTGTTGGAGCAGTTTCAAAATTATAAACTGTAGTAGCTTCATAGGGTTTATTTAGTATTACCTGACCAAGTGCTGTAGTAACAGCAATCTCTCCTGAACTTTCACCAAACTCATCAGGTAATAGTATGACTAAAGCACCTGTCTCTGAAACCGTAATAGTAAAGTCAGTACCACGAATACCAATGGTGGCAGAGTTTGTTCTAATCTTAATATTTTCTTTAGGTATACGTTTACTTTTAGAGCTTATAAAACGACCAGTACCTTTAACAAATGATAGGGCCATAGTCGATTTGCTTGGATCAGGGTCAAATACAAAAGAATCAATTACAACATTGGAATTCTCTGTCAATCTAATAGTAGTATCATCACGGAAAGTAACACCCATTCTGCCCGCAGCAGTCTCTAGTCTATCCATAGAGTTAAGTGAGAAATCAATCTCACTGGTGTAAGGTTTATCTCTTACTACTCTGGTGTTTCCGTTTAGTTCTGTAATACTTCCTATATCAACATCCAACGCTTGTGCCTTGATCGTCTTGATTAATACAAACTGAGCCATTAGACCCAGAAGAATATACTTCCAAGTAGTCCGAGGCCAATGTCGATTGTTGTTCAATGTCGAAAGATCTGGAACTACCTGTGTGATCCAATTTAAAATAGCCAGAAGCATAACCATCTCCATCATAATTTATTGTATTTGAATCTCCATCTATATCCATATAGTTAGTTGCTGAGTCTATATCCAAATCAATGTTTACTGTGTTACTTGAACCTTGCACTATCGTATCTACATCTGCGCCACTAGCTAACGCATTAGTCGCTAGATCAAGTGTGAAAGTATTGCTACTGCCATCTACGTCTACATTTACATTAGATGAATCTGCACTATAAGTATTAGTAGGATCAACCTGTATCGTGTACTGGTTGCTGTCACCATCAAAGTCAAATATGCCAGTGAATGAATCTGCGTTTATATCCCCAAGATATTTATTATTATTGCCAATTAAATTCAAATCTAATGACATAGATGTTCCATCCAAATCAAACGCTGTCATACTGCCAGCTGCACTATTTAAACCGCCCACTAAATTTCCTGATCCCAGCTGCTCAATGTCTATGTTAGCCGATGCCCCGACCTGGTCAACATAGATTTCGTTATCGTCAGCTATTGCGCTATACGATAATAATAAAAACAAACTAATTAACTTTTTCATATTGCCAGTACCTCTTACTAATACCTATTTTAATTATTTCTAACACCCCCTCTTCTATTGCTTGCTGTAATGCTATTGATGTGCTTTCGTTTTCTGCTGCACCACCTTCAATTTCAACTAACTTTGTGCCATTAGATATAAACCGAAATAAATCTTGTGATAGCCCTACCGAGATAATACTTTTATTTACTAAGACTTCAATTAAAACTTCACCTGTAGAAACAGAAACCAAGCGTAATGAAATAGTAATCAAATCTTCCCGATATTCTTTAGAGCTTCCTATACCTAAGTAGCGCGCACCCATTCCACCGCTTCTAATGTTGGTATCTATGGACAGCACAGCGCCTTGCAATAGCAATCCCGCCAACAAAAGAGGTTTTACCGCACTCTCCTCTTCAAAAGTTTGCCTGGTAGAGCGTATTAATTGCCTTTCTTTAGTTAAACTATCTAAACCTACTCGTTCTGCAACTTGAAAAAACTCTCCATTTGCAGCATGTTTTAAAGCTCTGATAAGAAATGCTTCAGGTGCTTGCGTGATTGCCGTACTGAATAAAGCAAACGATCCATTACTTTTTCTTTGGCCTGTTTGATCCAAAAAACTGTTTGGATAAATAGCAACCACAGGTTTTCTTTTTGCTGGTGGTACGTTCTTTAATTCTTGGTTTTGCAAATCTAAAATAGAGGCTTTTTCTATTACGATATAAGGAATACCACCTTCTTCTAGTAATGCTGTATATCGAGGAGTGCAACTAGAAAGTAAAATCCCCGATAGGCACAGTAATATTAGTCTGCCCGCCCACCTCATCTGTGATAGTGAGAGTGATCGTTTCTGCTTCCACAATATATTCAATCGTATTACCTTCTAACTCTAATTTACCCTGTTTCTGTGGTGTCTGACCAAATAATTGTTCTACCATTTGTCTACTTAGCTGTGCGTAAATACGACTTTCTAAGTTTCTAATAAATCTTGCCAGTGTTGTATTATCAGCATCTCTGGCTAGTTCATCTTGGTAGGCTTTTATTTCATCTTTAACCGTTTGCTTTCTGGTGTTCTCTTGATTCTCTATTGTTAAGAAATGTGAAGAAGTATTAACACCTGAAAAGCTAGGGCTTTTAAACTTGAATAATATTTCATCTGCCAATAAATTGCTTGCAAATAATATTAATAAACTAATCTTTACGCTGATCTTCACGGTCTGCTTTTGCCACCTTATCTATTTCAATTAAATTAGGAATACCAAGTAATGTTTTTAATAAAACATCTTGACGTATGGTCTGATTATCTAAGGCTCTCACACGATCTATCAATGCCACTATTATGCCATATTGCGCGTCTAGCTTGGTACTCAGGCGTTCTTCCATCGCGTTTAGACTGGCATCTACTTTCTCATCCACCACATCTATCTTTTGTTCCATACCATCAATAATGCGGTTAATCAGTTTCCAAATAAAAAATCCTAATCCTAATGCACTTGCTACTGGAAAACCTACCTGATTAATTAAATTTATTATATCGTCCATAGTTGTATTGTAACTGATTATTGTGTTCTGTAATTGATTTTAACGCGGCTTCAAGACTAGCTTCATTATCATTACTACGGATAATATTGTCTTTAATATAAATCGCTGTTTTGGAGTTACCTTCAGCATTAGTGACTTCGTGAAACGGATAAAACAAAACTTTATTATACTCAGTACAACACAGTGCAAACAAATCTATCTGGCCTTCTCGGAAGAATCTTTCTCTGGAACTTGAGCCACGCCTAATATCAAACTTCCATAAATCTTTTTCTGATTCGTGTCGATGTGATTTTGTTTTAACTTGTACCTTGAGAAACTTTTGCTCGTAATCAAATAGTATGTCTGCTTCCGCACCAGGTGGCATTAATAAAACAGAATCACTTTGCATGGAAAGAACGGAAGCTGCGAAATATTCACCTGATCTGCCGAGCCTTTCCGTTGCTCTGTTCATATAGGGTTATTGTAGTGCTGGAGCTTCTACTTGTTGTTCTGGAGTCATTTGTTGTGTTGCATTAATTATTTGTAATGCTCTACTAATGGCTACTTTTGATTTAGGGTCTGTTTTAGCCATTAAAATTAAATCTTCTAGCGCATTGTCTTTAGCAAAAATTTTACCTAAAGATGAATATGCTCCACCAGCTTGTATTTCACCATATTTAGTGGATAACCTTACAAGTGGGTTAAATGTTTTTGCCATAGCAATATCTTTTGCTAAAGTTCTTTGAGCTTCTTTTGTTATATTAAATCCAGGTTTATTTATATTTGATAAATTTCCAGTTCTTTCTAATACATTTAAAAAATTCTCAAATCCTATTTTTAAGGATTTGGCATCAATTCCTTTAGCTTCTGCCACACCATCTAGTACAGCCAAAAAGTTCGCTCTTTGACCTTTTGTTCCCATAACATCTTTTGCGAGTTTAAACCCTATTGAAGCATCTTCTCCTTGTTTAGTTATAGCAAATGCTCTGTTCATAGCATTTCTAAAGTAAGTGTTTGCAATTTGTACTGTAGCTTCTGGGTCTGTTTTATTTAAAATGCTTAATGTTTTTTTAATATCTTGTGGATTTGCTTGTGCTGGATTAAAAACAAATTTTTTGATTTTTTCCAAAGTAATATCGTTTTTAGTTAATGCTTTAATATTTCTTACTACAGGATCAACTAAAGTTTCCGACAATCTAGCAAATTCATCATTTGCACTTGCATAACTTTTATTTGTTCTAAGGTTAGTATTTAAAATATCTAATATTCCAGTTTTTTCACCATTAAATAATTGTAACCCTAACGAATCATCTATAAATCTTTGCTCTGTTGCTACGCCTTTTTTTGATCTATTGTAATCATCTCGAAATTGTTTGAATGTCAAATCTAGTTTATTAATATTAGTTTCTGGAATTATAACCTTTTGTTTATTTACCGTTTTGGTTTTTGCTATTAATTGTCTTTTTATTTGATTTAATTTTATTATGTTTGGATTTCCTTTTGGGAAACTGTTAATTGCATTATCAATTTGATCAATTACCGTTAGAACTTGATTTGGCTCTAATGCTTCTGTATTTGCAACAGAATAACCCGCATCTCTAGCCTGTATTGATCTTTGCCTTTTTACATCTTTTATAGATTGCTTGGATGTTGTTTGCACTAAATCCATAATTTCTCTTTGGCTTTCGGGAATAGAAGATATTTTACTTGCTTGATATTCCGCAAGTTCTTGAACAACTTTATCTCTACCTTTTGTTGAGCCATATATATAAGGTGAACCCGCATCTGACGCAATAACTTTTTCTACTAATGATGCTAATTGCTTGTCTTGAATAACCTCACCTGGTAGCAATTTTATTCCCATTTCTGTTGCTTGTTTTTCTAATGCAAGCCCTTTTACAATATCTTCTTCACTTACAGCTTGCATTGCTCTTTGAGCCATTTGAGCTGCTTTACTTGGCCCACCAAAATAAGACATCGCAAAAGTAGCTGGAATTGTAATACCAGCAGCGACACCAGTGCTATCTGTAATATCTTCTAAACCTTGAAATAATGCCCCACTACCAACACCTAATTTTGTTGCAAACTTTCTAGCTGCTGGTGTTTTTGCAAGCACTGAGGGGGAAGCAAACTCAGTCATTGTTTTTGCATATCTGCCTGGTATGGTTTGTGGTTCGTATCCCGCAATTTCAGATGGTCTTATTCTATCTCCATATCTAGCTTCTATATCTGGAGCTAACTCAGGGTATCTTTGCGCTATATTTTTATAAGCATCAAATTCTAATATTTCTTTTGAGGTTGGAAGAAAATCAGGTGTTGGCCCATACTCTTTTCCTGTTACCATTTCTCTGATAGATGTGTCAAACACTGAGGGTGCGTATGTTTTTGCGATCTCACCAATATCACCTGGAAATCCAGCTAAATACGACAAACCTTTAGTGCCACCAGCGACTACACTTTTAGCTACATCTTTAGCGGTTTCAGTTAATGTAGGTTGTTGTGCATTGATATACTGCCTAGCTTTTGCGGTAGCTTCGGCTTGCTTACCTTCCTCACCCTCTATTTCAAGAATGTCACCATTAGGTAATTCAAATTCATATATTACTTGAGCCATATTATTAACCGTTAATCAAAGTGTGATTCTAATTGTCTTTTTTCCGTCAGATGTTTCAGTTGGTGTTTGTTGTGCTGATACTGGAAATGCAAAGGATGGCAATTGCGGTAATTCTTTTAATTTATTAACATAAGCATTATTTTCGCTTGTAGCAATATCAAAATTTATATCTCTGTAAAATTCACTTCGCAAACCATCAGCAACATCTTTTAATACCGCGCTTCTGCCAGCAATACCGATACCACCAGCAACAATTTTTAATGCGTTTTCGTAATCTTTATCTGATAAACCTTTACCTTCTTGCCCTCTAGCTGCTGCGAACAAATAACCTAAATCTCTGATTCTTGATCCCGCTACTCCAGATTCTTGAGATGCTTGTTGTATAGCATCATTAAAATTTCTGCCTGATAGTGAAGTGCTTGTTTCTTGCATATATTTATACGCTTTTTTATCTTTTGCGTTAGATAACAAATCACCAGCAGCATCTATATTTTGTATAATACTATCTACAAACTCTGTAACTGGGCCAATAGCTAAAGCAGAAGTAGGTGCATCAGCAAATTTTTGTGCTAATTCGGTTGTTTTAATAATAATATTTTGTGTGGCTAAATATTTAGATTTTATTGGTGCAAAATTTACCTCTTTACTACTTTCAAATTTTTCAGTAAATCCTAATGGTTGTATAACTTGCCCACTGTTATTTATTTTTAATATTTCTTCTTGTGTTAATTCACTATCTCTAACATTTCTTACAACTTTTCCTGATTCTGTTACCGTTCTTAATGGATCATTAGTAGCACCTTTTGGTGGTTTATCAACACTAGGAAAAACTCTTTCTCCTGTATCTTCATAATAATTAAAGCCATCTGCACCTTTGACTATTCTTCTTTGTGATTTACCCTTAAACACGTCTTGTGCTATTAATGGTAATGATTGAGTGCCAAGTAACTCTCCCATACCTCGATATTTTGCCCCTTCTGAGGAAGCTAAAAATTGATTTAATCTTCTTTTTTGATCTTCTGCTAACTTTCTCTGTCTTAACCTTTCATCTTCTTGCGCTTGCAACGCCATTCTTTTTGGATCACCAGACAAAGTAGCACCAGTACGTCTTAACGCTTGACTAAGATTTTGTATGCCAGCTAATCGTTGTGCTGCTGGAGATAATCTTGGGTCAGTAGTCGCACCCATTCTTTCCAAGCCTGTGCTTGCTCTTTGACCTAAAGTTCTTAATAAATCTTGTATTGCCATTTAACTAAATCCTAAATCTGAAATATATTGTTCTGGGTTTTCTCTCCATGATTGGGTAGAAGGTGATCCAAACAAACTACCTAAAAATGGTTGTGCTTGTCCATACAGTTCTAATCCAGAGGACAGTCGATCAAATATACCAGGGCTGTATTTTTCTGTTTCTGTTCTACTTGGTGTAACTCCACTCACACCAGTTGCCAGTAATCCAAGTTGTCGTTGTGGATAATCTAATGCTCTCTGGAACTCACCCCGCCCAGCCGCAATCGCTTGCTGTTGCAACGCTTGCTGTTGACCACCAATACCACCTAGCAAACCTAAACCACGATACTGTTCACCGAGCAAGCCTTGTTGCAAGCCCGCTTGAAAACGTCTATTAGCCATCTCACGCGCAAGGTCTGATTCTGCTGCCGCTTGCGCCCGCCCAAAGCCCGCCTCACGCAGACCCGCTGAAGTTCGTGCCATTTGCTCGACATACGGTCTTTGTGACTCAGACTCTAATAATGCAGATCGAGAACCGCCAAATGCGCCCGCCCCAATAGCTCGTGCTTGCGCACCGCCTCTAGCAATATCTGCTTGACGTTGAATATCTTGCATAGATTGCTCTATGACTTGTGAAGTATATGGACTTTGATATGCACCAATGTCTGCACCCAATAAAGACGGTGCTTGTTGCCCAGCTAAAGAGCTTAACTGACCCATTGGATCAAGTGCTTGACTGCGTTCAAACATGCCTCTGGTAGCACCAAATGCTTTTAATTGATCTGGCGAGAAACCAGCAACCATAGGCCCTGTGTAGGGTACGAAAGGTTGTTGTGATGCAGCTTGTGCTTTCTCGTATAAATCCCTTTGTATTGCTTGAGTTTGCGGGTCAACCATACTTGATGCTTGAGTTTGAGCTTGTCCTCCGCTACCCATCAAACCTTTAACAGCACCGACTCCCCCAGCTATACTTCCTACTGTTCCCGCTACTTGTCCCGCTGTTGCTAACATTGGTAATGCTGCTGCCATTTTTACTTCCTTTTATAAATCTTTACTTACTAAATATTCTGGCTTAAAACCCAAATGTTTTATTTTTCTTAGCCAACCTTTTCTACCAATTAAGGTAATTTTATTTACACCCATTTCTTTCGCATGAGTTTCTATACAATGGTAAATCTTTTCTATCTCTTCATATTCTCCACTAGCAAGCAGAATGTGTATTATTTTCTTTTTACCACATATAACGTATTCAGTTACTATAGCAGAATGTTCAGCGGGCCATAACCACGCTATTCCATTTCTTATTTTATCCTCTATATCATCTATTGTATAGGTATCTTGATACTTCATTGCCTTTACAAGCAATGGCTTACATTTTTTCCATTCTATTTCCCACGGCTCTAATTGCTCTTTTGGGAACAAATCAATAACTGTATTAATCGCCTTTTGCATATTCCACTACACTTGCCAGAACATTAATGTTGGCATGGCTGACTTGTATTTTTAGTATTTCACCCGCAGTTAAAATTAAACTTCTAGTCAGCATTTCATCAGTGGCGTGTGCTGTTATATTATGTTGCTTAAATAAATAATGCGTAGTGCCACCATTGACTACTACTATATCTATATTGGTTTGTTGGTTACCATCATCACTAACGAGCAAAGATTCTATGATAGCAAAATCAAAATCACCGCCAGCGGGTGCTGTATAGATGGTTTCTAATGAAGTTGTGCCAGCAACATTTAATTTAGCATTAGTTGCCCTTTGTATGTACTGTCTTTGTGAGGATAGATCCATTATCTTTTACCTCTGGCTTTTAAATCAAGGCGAATGTTACCGACTTCAAAAGTTTGGTCAGTATCGCCTGTCACTGTCATTTGCACTTGCCTAGCACTAAAACGTGCATCGGTATAACCATCACTAGAATCAAAAGTAAATGAGCCAAAGTCTGTTGTTGGGCCAAGTGGTGTAAACTTACCTTTAAAACTTAATACCACGCCAGGTAAGCTATTTGCTTCTGAATCAGGAATGATTTGGTTGCATTGCATATAACGATCACCATTACCTAATTCGATTGGGCCTGACTCAGCAAACGGTACAGCAGTACCCAAGTTAGGTGAATTGCCAAGAGTAGTAGATTCATGCTGATAAACAAAACCAGCATTATCACAAGCAATTGGATAATCCCAGATACCTTGATCTATCCAACAACCACGATCCATTGCACCGACTGACCATGCTTTTTCTGCATAGTTCCAAATAATATATTTATCAGGTTTGGTGCTATCTGTAGATGGAAAAAACCATACAAATTCATTGAAGTTTGAGTTGTGACCACCAGCAATTGTTTTTCTGTAACTGTAGTTTAAATCGTTAAATAAGTAATCATGCACATCACATGGTATTTCTTGTACTCTACCGTCAAATAAGAAGATAGCGTTTTCTCCTACCCATGATAAGAAATCACCAGAACTTGCAATAGAGCGAGTTGAGATTGCTTTACAGTTAGTACCCGCATCTTGTATTCCATATACAAATGGATTGCCCGCATAAAACATTCTAGCGATACCAGTATCAGTAAATATCATTACGTCAGTTTTCCACTTAACCGCACCGATAACTCTACCGCCTGTTGGCACTTGCAAGTCACCAGCCGTATTGGTTGCTTTAGCTGTCCAATTAGTTAAATCTTCTCTGGAACACCAAGATATTTTTCTAGGATCACCACCTGCACCTAATGCAACTACATGTCTTTCGTTAGTTACAACTACCCCTAAGTTACCAGTTGGTGCGTTAGTAATCGCTGTACCCGCAGCATCAGGTGTGTTTGTACCACCGCCATGTGGTCTCCATTGGTAAATTTTGCCATCAGATGCAGAGCAGAAAATTAAGTATTCACCCCAATTATCAAACGAAAAAGAAGTAGTATTAAACAACAACCCTGATTGTGATCGAGCATCGCCATAATCTTCTACATCGTAATTATATGCACCATAGCCTAACGGATCATTTGAGGCATCCGTAACAAAACCAGTTGGGGTAATGTCATACCAAGTATTGCGTGTTAAAACATAGACTTTTTGGCGAGTACCAACAGCTAGTATTTGATTGCCAGCATTATCGCTGTACGCATACATTGCGGTTGGTGTGCCTGTTAAAGCAGTTGGTTTTAGTTTTTCCCAACCACCGATAGGCCGTAAGTTGCCGTTTTGAAAACGCACAAGATCGCCATTTGTCCAGCGACCTTTTTGGGAGTATTCAGTACCGTTAGTGACAATACCCGCTACTGGTGTAATAGGCAATAGAGCCATTATTACCTCATATATTTATTTTTAATAAATTCTTTTAATTGGTTGAATTTATCTTCATCAAGAATACGCAAGCCAATTACGCTGACCGCAACTATTATTAATATCCAAATTATAAAATCCATAGAACTTCCTAGCTATTATTTGAAATATAAGTATTACCAGTGCTAATTGCTGTGGTGTAAGATGATTTATCAGCACTTGATCCAGCTACATCAGGAGTATCGTCATCTGAATCTACTGGTGCATAAGCCAGGACTGTAGATAAATGATCTACGTTTGCTTTTACTCTAGCATTTGCATCTGCCTGTGTGACTCCCGCAGACGGATCGGATGCGGAAACATAATCTGATGCTTTGCCTTTGGTATTAATATCGTTAATTACGGTGACGCTATCGGTTGCCGCGCTTAACACTTCTGCTACTGTTTGTGCCATTGTTTTATCCTTCTAAGGTTGTTATGCGAGCAAGTGCTGCATCTAATGCTGTTGAAAGTTCTTGAACTGCTTTAGTCAATATAGAAATCATAGCTGCTGGTGCAACTATTTGCGTTCCATCAGGAGATTCTTTCCAAAGACCAAAACCATCTTTTATATCAGAATATTTATCTAATGCTGTTTTTACTTCTTGTGCTATAAATCCGTGATTGGATTTACCATTCATAACTCTTTCTTCTGAGTCTTTTTTATAATAATTAACAAATGTATTTGGAACATCTTTAGCTTTTTTCCATTTAAAAGTTACAGGTCTTAATTCGTTTATAAAGGATAGTCCTACTTTTTCATCTGCAATTTCTTCTTTTAGTCTTTCATCTGATCCTGTACCAATACTGTTTTCACCAAAAGAAATATTCGAGTAAGTTCCAGATTTACCAAAAGTAAAATTATTATTTCCAGCACTTACTAAATCGTCACCAATTACAGTTTGATAAACACCCCCACTAGCAGAAACATCTGAACCAGTACCTATCATAATATTTTGACTTCCAGTAGTTATTACATCTCCAGCAGCATAACCGAGACAAACATTATCATTTGAGGTAGTAATACTTGATCCAGCACCTTGACCAACTCCTACATTATAACTTCCTGTAGTACACGAATATACA